CAACTACTGAATACTGGTCAGCACAAATCGGAACCGTATGGAATGGTTCTGGTTTCGCAGCATCATCATTCCAAGGCACAGCATGGACCAACATGACTTGGTACCAAACACTTGGTCAAAAGATGCAAAAAGTCAGTAACAAGATTCACCAACTCACAATGCGTGGTGGTGCAAACTTCGCAGTTGTTTCACCAACCGTTGCAACAATCTTGGAAACAATCCCAGGATTCGCAACAAACACAGATGGTGACAAGATGGAATTTGCAGGTGGTGTAACCAAGGTTGGTTCATTCCAAAACCGTTACACAATCTACAAGAACCCATACATGAAGGAAAACATCGTATTGATGGGCTTCCGTGGAAGTAACTTCCTCGAAACTGGTGCAGTATATGCTCCATATATCCCACTCATCATGACCCCATTGGTCTACGATCCAAATAACTTCACACCACGCCGTGGTGTAATGACCCGTTATGCTAAGAAGGTTGTACGTCCAGAATTCTTCGGTAAGGTTTACATCGAAAGTCTTGGATTAGTATAATCTAAGTAGTAACGGTGGGAATAAATTGGGTGGCCGAAAGGTCACCCTTTTTATTTCTATTTGGTCAAAATATGAATTAACAATGAAATAAAACTATTTATTACTAGTCCTTTAATAGAGAGTGATATGGAAACACAAGAACCAATTTTCTATGACGGAAATCCAGGAAATCCAATAGGAATTACACCATTTGGATTCTATGATACAGATTCGCAATTTATATCTGATGCACCAAAAGCAGCAGAATGGGTTGCACGTAAGTTAGGATATCCTGTGGTGGAAGTAGAATTGATTGATAAACAGATATATGCTTGTTTTGAAGAAGCAATAAGTACATACGGAAATCAAGTCAATCAGTTTAATGCACGTGAATATATGATGTCACTACAAGGTGCAACAACAACTACGTCTGCTACACAACGTAACATAGTTGGTTCTGCTATTCCACAACTAGTTAGTTTAGCAAATGATTACGGTGTGGAAGGATTGTCTGGTGGTAATGTGACAGTCAAAAAAGGATATATTTCTGCTTCTATTGGTGTACAAACATATGATTTAAAAACGTTATGGGCAGATGTAAGTGAAAGTGGACAACCAATAGAAATTCGCCGTGTGTATCATTACATGCCACCAGCAGTCGCACGTTACTATGACCCATTTGCAACCACGGGTCTTGGTTTAACGAATTTGATGGCAGAATTTGGATTTGACGGATACTCACCACCAGTGACTTTCGTTATGATGCCAGCATATGAAGACCTTCTTCGCATTCAAGCAATTGAAATCAATGATATGATTCGTAAGAGTCAATACGGATTTGAAATTTCAAATAATATTATTAGGTTCTCTCCAATATTCAAAGAAGAAAAAGTTGTTTGGTTTGATTACATCGTAAAGGCAGACAAGAAGGCAGGATTACTCCAATCAGGTAGTAATATTGCAAGTGATTTGTCAAATGTACCTTACACGCACATTTCGTATTCAAAAACAAACGATATGTCACGTACATGGATATTTAGATACACACTAGCTCTAGCGAAAGAATTGTTAGGTATTATTCGTTCAAAGTTCCAAGAAATACCATATCCAGACGGAGAAATCCGCATGGATGGTGATATTCTTAGAAAAGAAGCAATCGCTGAGAAGGAAGGTTTAATAAAAGAACTTCGTGAAACTTTAGAAGAAACAGGATTACAAGCACAAATGAAGAAACAAATGGAAAATTCAAAAAACATGAAAGAAATGTTTAATAATGTTCCAACACTTATTTACATAGGTTAATCCATGGCACGCTTTGTCACACAACGTGATTTTGAATTTATACAACACATTACCCGAGAACTAATCGACGAAACGATGGATGTTGGGGTTGTGTTGTATAAGATTGTTGTTGGGTCTACAACAATAAACATATATGGAGAAGCGACATCCAAACCACGTTACACCCCAGCTAAAGTTAATGCAATTATAAAATATAATAAAAATACACTGGAAAAGGATGAAGGATTCGGTTCAAATCAAAGTCAGCAAGTAGAGTTTAGATTTGCACGTAGAATGCTACAAGAAGTAAACGTATATCCAGAAATAGGTGACATCGTGGGATATAATAATCATTACTACGAAATTCACAATATTACCGAAACACAACTCATCGCAGGTAAACCAGGGTTTAATACCGCAATCATTTGTATGGCACACTTAACTCGTCGTACAAGTATTGATATTGAAGAGGTACAAGTATGACCTTTGACCCAGAATTAAAAGAACCTGTAAAAATTGTAAATGATAATCAACAGTCTCAACGTGTACAAAGTAGAGCAGATGATACGCAGACTGACGGGCAAAAAATATCCATAAATCTTTATACGGTAGATAATTCGATAGTTAAGTATTTATCAGACAGAATTAAACCGATTGTTAATCAAAATGGGATTCAAACAACTGTTCCCATAATCTATGGAAGTCCAGAACGTTGGAAAAGTGCGCAACGAGATGGAGTACTACGTGATTCCATAGGTAAAATTCAGTTACCAATATTGATGATTCGTAGAACCGCTATGAAAAAATCAAAAATAAATTCTCCTGTAAACAAATATTACGATAGAACATTTTATACAGGATGGAATCGTCGTACACCATACGACCAATTTAATGTAGTAAATGGAATTACACCAAGTAGAGAGTACTTCACAACCACAGCTACCCCAGATTATTATACATTCACTTACAAGTGTATGATATGGACAGAATATATGGAACAGATGAATTCTGTTGTGGAGAATATATCGTTTGAAAGTGATGAATTTTGGGGAGAACCCAACCAATATAAGTTCCGCACCATAATTCAATCATTCGAACCTCTTACGGAACTACCAAATACAAGTGATAGAGTCGTTCGTACTCAATTTGATATGACAGTTCACGCATATCTATTACCAGAGTCACAATTAGATGTCGGACATAATAGAGGGGCATTAGTACGTAAAAAATACGGAGTCAAAAAAGTTGTCACTTTTACTGAAATAGAATAATAATAATTGATGTTTAGGTAAAAAAAGAGATATTTATAATACGAGTTCCTTTATATAAAAGAGGTTATTATATGAGTAAAATTACAGACGAAGATTTAAAAGAAATCAGTGATTTAAGAACAAAAATTAATGAAGTTATAGGTGAGTCAGGACAGTTATTTCTTCAAATTAAATTATTAGAAGAAGATGTAAAAAGTCTAAAAGACACATTAGAACAACAAACAGCACAATTTAAAAAATTTATTGTAGATGAACAAAATTTAGTCAAACGGTTATCTGAGAAGTATGGAGTTGGCTCAATTAATTTTGAGACCGGGGAATTTACACCAGAAAAATAAACAAATTTAGTTTGGAGAATACCGTATGGCAGAAAGAATCGTGTCACCAGGCGTGTTCACGCAAGAACGTGACCTATCATTCCTTCCACAAGGAATTGCACAAATCGGTGCAGCGTTCATTGGCCCGACGACAACGGGACCAGCATTTATTCCCACACAAGTACAAGGTATTGATGGGTTCGTGACCACATTCGGTGAACCTGATGGTACTTCCTATATGGGATATACTGTAAAGAACTACCTACAGGAAGCAGGTTCCGCGACAATCGTTCGCGTACTTGGTTTAGGTGGATATGTAAAAAACACCGCAGCAATTTACGCTACTGGTTCTACTGGTAAAAAAGTATTTGCTGTACTACATCCTACAATAGCCGGAGACGATATAACATTAGTTAGAGTAGGTGGAAACACAGGAAGCTTCAGTGTAGTACTTAGCGGCTCAACTACACCAACCTCGGCTAGTGGTTTAAGTCCACTCGAAGGAAATACATCATTCATTACAAACTATTTCGGTAGTAATCCACAAACAAATTCTACATACAACGGATATACCTATACCGTATTTCCTGACGCGTTATCTCAAGTTGGTGCAGACGTATTTTTAACAGGTTCGGTCATATCATTAAATCTTACAAATAACGCAAATGCAGTAGTAACTGATGCCGAATACAGTAATGCAAGTACTCCTTATATTCAATCACAAACTATCGCCGGTACCAAACACGATTTGTTCAAGGTTCATACCTTAACAGACGGTACTAATGCAAATAAACAAATTAAGATTTCCATCACAGGAATCACACCCTCTGGTTCATCAAACAGTAACTATGGAACATTTACATTATTAGTTCGTGACTTTAATGATACAGATACTTCATTAAACGTTCTTGAAAGTTGGGACAATCTTACATTAGACCCAGATAGTCCAGACTATATCGCACGTAGAATTGGTAATGCAGTGCCAACATATGATTCAAATACAGGTGAAACACTCTATATAGGTGACTATCCAATTCTATCAAAGTATGTCCGTATTACAATGAATGATGCAGTCATTCCACAAGCCGCAGTACCTTATGGATACGCTGCACTATCATCTACGGTATCTGGTTCAACAACAGAGTTCGCCACCGGTTCACTTGTTTACAGTAGATGGGTAAGAACTGATACTGGCGCGGCAGGATGGACAACATCTTCAATAGATAGAAGATACTATTACGGGTTTAACTTTACCAATACAACATCATTATCATATCTAAATCCGATAGTTGGAAACGGAACACCAATAACAGTAACAGGTACTTCATTCAACTTAGAATCAGTTGGAGCAGATGTACCAACCACTGGTAATACTTCACGTAATATTGCATTAACTGGTAGTAACAGTAGAACCGATGTTGGATATCGTCGTTTCACAGTTCCATTCCAAGGTGGATTTGATGGATTGAATCCGGCACGTACTATCGCACTAGGTAGTTCGATAGTCGCATCAAATAGTCAAGGTTTTGATTTGTCCACATCTACCGCAAGTGGATCATTGTCATATAAGAGAGCACTTGACGCAATCAGTAATCAAGATAGTGTTGACTTTAACCTCTTGGTCATACCTGGAGTAATTCAACGTATTCACTCATATGTTGCACAAGAAGCAATCGATCTTTGTGAAACCCGTGGTGATGCATTCTACATCATGGACATCGGTACATACGCTGATTCAATCAGTACCGTAACAAATCAAGCAGCAACACTAGATACAAACTACGCAGCAGTATACTATCCTTGGGTTCAAATCGCTGATACTAACACAAACAAGATATTGTGGGCACCACCATCAGTAGTACTTCCAGAAGTTTATCAATATAATGATAACGTTGGGGCAGAATGGTTCGCACCAGCAGGGTTGAATCGTGGTGGAATTCCAGGCGCAGTAGGTGTTAAGTCTCGTTTAAGTCAAAACGACCGTGATATCTTGTACGAAGGTAAGGTTAACCCAATCGCACAGTTCCCAGGACAAGGTATCTGTGTTTGGGGGCAAAAGACGCTCCAAACACGTTCGTCAGCGCTTGACCGTGTAAACGTTCGTCGTCTTCTTATCACTGTTAAGAAGTATATCGCAAGTTCGGCACGTTACTTGGTCTTTGAACAAAATACCGAAGCAACTCGTAATCGTTTCTTGAACATTGTCAATCCATATCTCGCAGGTATTCAACAACGTTCTGGTTTGACCGCTTTCCGAGTAATCATGGATGAAACAAATAACACACCAGATATTATTGATCGTAACATTCTCGCTGGTGCAATCTATCTCCAACCAACCCGTACCGCAGAATTCATCAAGTTGGATTTCAACATTCTCCCAACTGGTGCAACCTTCGATACAATCTAATCAGTTTTTTCAATAACCACTATTTATTTAAAGTACCAATCTATATCTGGAGAGCCATATGGCAAATTTGGTAAATGAACAAGAACTCTTTTTCACCGCATTCGAACCAAAGACTGCGAATCGGTATATCATGCAAATAGATGGCGTTCCTTCATATCTTATTAAGAAGATTGAACGTCCTAAGTTGACACAAGAAGTTAAGAAGCTTGACCACATCAATCTTCAACGTTATGTAAAAGGAAAGAGTGTGTGGGGTGAATTGAGTCTTGAACTCTATGACCCAATTGTACCATCTGGTGCACAAGCAGTGATGGAATGGGTTCGTCTTCACCACGAATCAGTCACAGGTCGTGATGGATATGCAGAATTCTATAAGAAAGACATCATTATCAACGTTCTTGGTCCGGTAGGTGACAAGGTTGAAGAATGGATTCTTAAAGGATGTCAAATTACCAAAGTCGAATTTGGTGAAATGTCTTGGGAAAAGGATGACCCAGCAAGTATAGCGCTTTCAATCCAACCAGACTATTGTATCCTTAACTACTAATTTGATAATAAAAATACAAAAACCTCACGGTCAAACGTGGGGTTTTTTGTTATATACCAATAGTTTGTGATACTTATACTAAGGTATATTTTTCGAGAGAAATTATGGCACAAATTACTGAATTTAATATCGGACAAGGTGAAACATTCAAGATATTGGCCACAGTAGAAAATTCTGATACTGGTGGATATTTAGATATCACAAATTATAGTTTTTCTGGTCAAGTTCGTGAAAATTACACCACGGAAGAAATTGCAGCGGCATTTACAATTACAAAACTATCTCCACAGACTTCAGGTAGTTTTTATGTAGAACTAACACCTACAGACACAAGTGTATTAACACAACGAAAATATGTATACGATATCAAGATGACAAGTGGTTCAATCACTCGTCGTGTTCTTGAAGGATATTTTACTGTACGACCTGCCTCTACGAGATAATTGATGAGTTTTGATACGGGTATCCCGAATATACGTGTCGTTATACGAGAAGCTTCTGATGAAAATTTAACCGTAGATTTACCAAACGTAGCGGTTACGATTGAGCAGGGATCTCAGTATAATGTTAATATTGTACCTAATACCGCTACGTCACTACGTACCGGGTCATTTAATACATACGCAGACTTTGCTGGGTTCGCGTATAGTGCGTCAATAGGTATAGCGGATACTGCATCTTATGCTTTATTTGCGGTAACCGCATCGTATGTAAGTGGTGCGGCGAGTACGTGGGATACTATAGCAAACAAACCAGACGGTTTAGTATCGTCATCCACACAGGTACTAAATTATAATATATTTGCCACCACTGGTTCCAATACATTTACTGAATCACAAACAGCTCCATCGTTTTCAGGGTCACTATTTGGCACTGCAAGTTGGGCACAAAATGCAATTACCGCAAGTTATGCTGTAAATGCAGGTTCAGGTGTAGGGTTTCCGTTTAGTGGTTCTGCTATAATTACTGGTTCACTATTAGTTAGTGGTAGTGGTCAAACAATATCTGGTTCATTAAACGTAACCCAAGGTATTACTGGTTCATTTACTGGGTCCGTTATTGGTGTATTAATTGGTAGTGCAAGTTTTGCAACAACCGCATCATTTGCACTTACACCGGCGGGGTCAAGTGGTACGTCAGGAACAGC